GCGGTGGGGGTGGGAACGATGGTTGCTGTATATCCGTGATTAGTCGTCTGCCGTTCAAAGTGAGCATTGTTGATGCGTTGCAGCCCCCCTCCCGTTTGGCGGGTGGCCCCGGCGAGGTAGCCAGCAGACAGACCGCGACGAAAGCCGCGCTCGAATGCGTTGTGTTGTTGCGGCATTTTCTTATCCGCCCACTCCTCCGCCTCTTTCTCCAAGTCGGTCATAGTCACCTCGTTATCAGAATTGTGAGCATCAACGCCACCCAGAAACTGAACCCGATCAGTACCGGCTTCCAGATCATACCACCCTCCTCATTCCTGTTTGTTTGATGTCCCTGGGGAAGCACCAATCATAATACCTACCACACGGCTTAGTTCTCCTCCCCCAAATTCCCTGCTTCTTGTTCGGCGCATTCGACCAATCCCAGAACGCCCGACACGCTAACTTCTCCTCTGAGCAAATCCCCCTCCAATGGCAATCCATACAAGGTGTCGGCCCCTGTAATGCCTTCGCTAACCTATTGATCTTTCGGATGGACTCCCTCTCTGCCAACTTCGCCATGACCTCCTCGGTGTCCTCGAAGAGATGTTTGACCAAGAACAGTAGGTCGGGATTGTAGACGGGGAATCGCGCCGCGAATCGCTCCTCCAAGTTCCTGCCTTTGGCCTTCTTTCGGCACTCCACGCACCTGATATGGTGGGACGACATCTTCATCATTTTCACCCCACAGTCAACGCAGTGGGTCTCAACTTCGCCGCGTGTGAATTGACTTCTCATCTACGCACCAAATCGAAAGTTTTCTATCAGTTCCCGCACCTCCGCCTCATCCGCCCCCCGGTAGTTCGGGCAGTCCCGTTCTTCGTGCTGAATCTTCCCGCTGGCGGTGATTGGCTTCCCGCAGTATTCACAAGGGAAAGACCGATTCCTCATCCTCTCCATTTCTGACTTCCTAAACGCATCCAGAGCGTCACCGGTTAGAGGGAACAGCCCCCTCCACCCCATCTCCACACTCCGGTTCAGGATCGCCGCCTTCATCCTCTCATTCCCCCCCGCGAGTTCGTCCAACTTCTTCTCTAATCGTTTTCTAATCGTGGGGGTCACGGGGTGCTTGATCTCTTTCCTCATCTGGGTGAAGTCTTCCCACGCCTCGTCTAACATATCACCCCCAGACGTGGTAGACGAAGAGGGCCGCGCCGGCCGCGACGATGATGGCCGCCAGGAGGTCGGTTAGAAATTCCTCGTTGAAGTCTTTGTATTTCATACTCTCCCCTCGTAGTAGGTGATAACGTCCAGTAGAAACTCCCGCGTGGGTTTGACTAACTTCATCGACTGCTCAACCAAGTCTAAGTACGCCTTCTCCCCGATCCGGTTGATGACTGCACGGGTCATTATTTCGGGGTAGTATTCGTGCCGGAGATTGCAGGGCGCACATTGACGAAAGAGGTTCATTTCGTTCCAGCGCACAGATTTCTTGGTTCGGCTGATGAGGTGTCCACAAGTCGGACGGTCCGTGGTTCCACAGCAGATACAATGGGAATCCCGCTTCCTGACGTAGAGACTGGCGGCGATGTCGGCCCTTTTGATGAGCGACTTGAGCTTTCGCGCTTCGTCCTTTCGTGTTTTAGCCACCCCACCGCGTCCAGATACCCCGCCCCGTCTACCAAGTTGTCTCTCTTTGGTAAATGTATCTCCCTTGCCAGCTTCACCCCCACCATGCACAACCCCACCATCTCCGGTGTGATTACCGCCCCGTCTCTCAGTACGTCTTCGAGAATTACTTGCCATAGCTTTGCCGTTCGTGTGAAGTTGTCTAGTGGGTGGTCGTAAGCCTCGCTCCGGTCTTCGTGGACGAGTTTATGCGCCTCTGGGAGTATCGACCGGTAGAGATTCAGGGAACAGTGGTACATCTCGTCCATTGATGCCTGGTACTCAGGGTCGTGGGTGAACTCGTTGTCGGGGATCGGAAGTGTCATTGATTTACCTTCGCGAATAGCGTACCCTGATCCTTCGCGGATTCCGCCGATTGAAGGTTCTGGACCGCGATCCGGTAGTAGGACGGCTTCAGCTCGATCAGGGTTGCCCGCCGCCCGAACCTTATCGCCTGGTACGCCTCGCTCCCGATTCCGCCGAACGGCGTGAGAATATGCTCGCCGGGGTTCGAGTAGAGTTTGATGCACCGCTCAATGGTCCCGAGTTGAAGCGGACAGATATGCTTTTCATCGTCCTTGTCGCGGGCGGTCGTGTATTGAAGCGTGTCGGATTCCGAGATGCCCGTCCAGATACCACCAGCCCAATCGATCCATTTCTCGTTGTCGATCTCTCCATTCGCTACCGGGTTGACAGTCTTCTTCGTCTCTCCGGGCTTCTTGAAGATCAGGATGTGGTCCAAGAGCGCGGGTCGGGAGTCGCTGGAATCCTTACGGAGCTGCGTGAATAGCAGGGCCTTCGCCTTCGTTCTGATTGCTTGCGCTTGGGGGTTCTTCGTGACAATCGCCCGCCCGTGGAATATCCATCCAGCTTTGATGTGCGCCGCGACCACCGCGCCCGGAAAATCCCTCACACCGATGTATCCATCCTTCATCTGCATGGCGGGGATATCGGACGTATGGACGCAGGAGAGCCGCCCCGGAGCTGTCACCCGTAGAAGCTCGCGGATGATGAAGTCGTAGTGATTGAAAAACTCATCCCACCCGCGAGAGTTGCCAAGATCGCGGTCGGTCGATGAGTAGGTGTAAAGGTCGGCGAACGGCGGCGAGTAGACCGTCAGGTCTACGCTTCCCGATTTGATCTCCTTGAGTTTCTCGCAGGAGTCGCCGAGGATCGCCGTGAAGGTCTCGCCCCGAACCTCGCCCTCCCTGTATTCGGCCTCGATAACCTTCACGCCTTTCCCGAGATCTTCCATCTCGTAGGTCTTCACTTCGTCCACAAGCCCGCTCATCATGCGCTCAGCCATTTCACCCTTCCGTTTTATGTTCTCGAATATCTGGACTTCAACGTCACTGATAACGACATAGACGTTGACCGGCTTCTTCTGCCCGAACCGATAACACCTCCTGATGCATTGGTAGAATGACTCCCACGAATCATTCATCCCGAAGAAGATCATGTTGTGGCAGTTCTGGAAGTTCATTCCGAACCCGCCGATCTTGGGCTTGGTCACCAGGACGCGAATCTTTTTATCCTGAAACGCCTCGAACGATCCCGCCTTGTATTCGGCGGAGTCGGCCCCGGAGACTTCCAGCGCGTCCGGGATGGCCTTAGACGCGGAGTGGGATTCCTTGTCCAGCCCACACCATATCAGCCATTGGTCTTTCCCGGCAACAAGTTCGACGATCTGCGCCAGCTTCTTGTCGGCGGTCTGCGATCGAACATCAGCCCGCTGTTTCAGCCCGCGTAATCCCGTGAAGAAAAGCTCCTCAGTTTCAACATGACCAGCATCCACCACGACCGGGATGACGTTCAGCGGCGGCAGATTGAACCCCTCATCCGCATATCCAAGATCGGACGGCTTGCGGATGGACATAGCCCAAGATGAAAGCCACCGGAAATAATCCCTTTGCGCGTGGTGGCGCATCCTCCACTGCGTTCCGTTCTTGTTGGAATGTTTCTTGCGAATCAATATCCCCGAGGAAGTCATGTGCTCGGTGGTCTTATTCGCATTTACGAAATAGGTCGAAAGCATCTCGGCGGTGGAACAGACCCCGAGAAACTCCGCATGATTTCCGAGCTCGATATAATCGTTCGGTGCAGGAGTTGCGGTACAGCACAGCCGATACGGGACGCGGGGAAAGTAGGTGATGAGCTTGCGTCGCGTCTTACCGTCCATCGCCTTGAGGATGCTGGATTCGTCCAGCACGATCGCGTTGAGCTTATCTTGCGCGCCCTCAAAGCGGTCGATGTTCTCGTAGTTGCTGATATGAATACCGTTGCCGATTTCGGACGCATCCTTGATCGGGGTCACGGTCAAGCCGAGTTTCTTCGCCTCGCGAGCCGTCTGCCGTCCCACCGAGAGCGGCGCGAAGATCAGGACCGGCCCACCGACGAGCCGCGCCCATTCGAGCTGGATGAACGTCTTCCCGAGGCCCGTGTCGGCGAACACCGCGCACCGTCCGCGCTTGACCGCCCACCGGACGATATCCTTCTGAAACTCGAACAGGGTATGATTCACCTCTGACGGGTCAACATCCCGTCCGGCCGCCGCGTGAATCCGTACCTTTGATTTCAGAAACTCCCGATATTCCATCATCTCGGCTCCTCCCGGCGCGTCTTGATCGCCTGGGCCAGCATCTTCTCGGCCTGTATGAGCCGGTGATAAATCAGCTTCATGTCGGCAAGGTTTCGCTTGGTCCCCGCCGTCTTGGACTTGATAATGGTCTTG